GCATGTGCGTCGCAATGATGGACTGTTTCGACATCTCGTTGATCATCTTGATGTCGGGCAGTGCGACCATGGCCGGGCCGCGGCCATAGATTTCGTTCGGAGCCGTGACGTACCGGCTCACCATGTAGGGAAATTCGTGCTCGCCGCCGTCGTGAAGAACGAACTCCGGATCGAGTGTGAGGTAGATCGACGCCCAAGGCATGTTGCGCCGGTCTTTCTTGGTCCGGTCGCGCTCTTCGCGGGGAAAGCAAGCGTGCAGAACCTGGAATTTGTCTTCCGGCTTTTCCCTGATCGCGGTCTTGATCTGGTCCGGGAATCGCTCTGCCTCTTCCGGCCAGGCCTGCCGGATCGCGCGGGCCGTCATCTTGAACTCACGGAACAGCGTGTCGATGAAGCCGCGATGGTTGACGGCGATGTAGCACTGCGACAGCGGGCAGGCGACATAGTAGGGCAGGTTGTCTTCGCTCTCGCCGACGAAGAACACGCCGGTTCCGAACGCGCCCAGCGACATCCACCGCTCCGAGTTCTGGTGCGCGAAGTTGGCCCGCGGCGAATAGCGCGCCTTGAACAGCAGGTCGGTGTAGACGTCGAACAACTCGAGCGTTTCGTGATCGTCGAGCAGGGCGGGCGTGTCGGCTGTGATCTTGTGCCAGCGCGAGCCGGCCGGGGTCAGCATCGCATCCATGGCCGAGCCGAACCGCTCGAGCGCGACGGATGGGCGGGCTTCATAGATTTTGTCGGTGCGTTTCTCGCCTTCGGCCCGCGCCCCGGTGAACTCCGCATGGCGGGGAAGGATGCGCTCTGCGATTTCCTGATAGTGCGAGTCCCAGGGCGCGCGGATACCCTTCATGGTATCCAGTCGGCCCATAAGGTGCCGGGTCAGTTCATCGGACATCCGGGCTCCGATCTACGGGAAGACGCGGATCAGATAGGCGTGAACCCCATCGGGCGATCCACCCGTCTTGACCGCGCGGTAGTTGCCGGGCGGCAGTTCGCCGGCCTTCGCTCCGGCTGCCGTCAGGGTCACGTCGTTGCATGTGACCCATGTTCCGTCGAGTTCGATCTGAAGCGTGACGGACTGGGAGGGGAACGTCGTGTCGGCATAGGCGGCAAAGAGCGCCTTGCCGCCGTCGAAGCGGACGGACGAGCCATTGCCCGTGCCGTCGCTGTCGTCCAGAAGCGTGAGAAGTGTTTCGCCGCGTCCCATCTACTGCCCCAATAACCGTTTTGCTGCTGTGTTCGGTTCGGCGAACGCTTGCGAGCCCGCCAGGACGGACGCCGCCGTACCACTCGCGGCGCGCAACCGCCGACGCTTTGCCGCCGCTTCGCTCTGCACTTCCGCGTCCGACTTTTCCGGGATCGGCGGAAGCGGCGCCGGAGGCGGCGGGCGCGATGATCCGCCGAAACTCATTCACCGCCCCGCTTGGCGCGCGTCTTCTTCGGTGGCCCGGCTGCCGCATCAAGCATGGCCAGGAACTTGCGGGCCTCGCTCAAATAGCGCGCTCGCTCGCCGCCACGGGTGACGCCGAACGGGCGATGGTCCTGCCCGAATGCGGCTTCCTGGTCGAAATTGTATGAGGCTTCCGCCACGGCGAGGACTTGCTGCTCGCCTTCGGTCTGCTCCGGAACGCCTGTCGATTCGTCGGTCACGGCTTAAAACTCCGGGTCGTCGTAGGTCTCAACGCTGTAGCGTTCGTTCGCGTCTATCATGAAATCGGCCTTGGGTTCAACCGTGTGTGTGAAGGTGAGCGCCAGCGCGTCGCCGAAGTCAGGCGAGAAACCGATGCGCTTTTTCATGTCTTCCTTCTTTTCGAGCAGCAGCCGGCTGGCGTGATCGTAGCGGTATGTCGGCGCGCAAAGGTGCTGCGACACCATCTCGCTATCGGGCAACTGCACGCCCGCCGGATCGGTCAACCACAGGTTCATCCGGCCCCAAATCTCCGCGCGGACGTTGGCGTATTTGTCGAATTCGTCGGCTCGCTCGCCGAAATTCACCAGCGTCACGTTCGAGTGGCCGAGTTCAAGCATCCGGTCGCCAACGCCCGCGCCCAGGCCGGTCACGTCGATGAACAGCCAGTCGAGTTGCGCTTTCGCCATCCAGTGCTGTGCCCAATTGGTGACCTGCATCAAGTCGCGAACGTCCAGCGTTTCGTCTATCTCAGCGCCGCGCCGCCCTTGCCGGGAGACAAGCCGCGTCTTGTCGCCACCGCCGCGCGCCACGTCCAGGCCGGCCACCAGCGGCACTTCGGGCAGGACGCGCACTTCGGTCTTCCGCGCCTTCAGCACGACGTGCGGCTTGATCAGCACGTCTTCGTTCGTCGTCTGGAACGCCTCCTGAACGGTGGCCGGATATTCCTGCCGGAACTTCGGGCAGATTTCTTCCAGGCTGTCGCCGGTCGGGATGGCGAGCTCGGCGTTCTTCCGCCAGCACCAATGCAGTTGGTCCGCCGTCAGGCCGTGCGCCGCGCCATATTCGCGGAACGCGGCCGGCGGCTCCCATCCTTCTTCCGGCGCGTGGCGGTACTCGCCATGTTCGAACCACGGGATGAAGAACAGTTCGAAGTCGCCTTCTCCGTTCAGCGCGGCCATGCACATGTTGTAGAAGATGCCGCCCGGCCCGTTCGCCGTGCTTTCGAAAATGATTTCAGTGTCCGGCGCATCCGGGACCGCCTGAAGCAGGCCGTCGACGTGCGCATCGGCCTTTTCCCAAAACGCGACTTCCGAGCCGTGCAGGAACTGGATCGTCGCCGACCGGCCCGCGCCCTTCGCGCCCGCCGTGTTCACTTCGAAGCTGGATTGCAGAAACTGGAAGGACAGCTCCTTCGCGTTCGCCGCGCCGGTCGTCGGGCGGACCGGGCCGGGGCAGTTGTCGTGGAACCGCTCGGTCATTTCGAACAGGTTGTCGGTCGCCTCCTGCCGGTGCGTCATGATGTAGGCCTTGACGCCGAAGCTGTGCGTGACCCGGTGGTAGAAGCGGCCTTCGGTGTAGGTCGAAATGCCGGTCTGCCGGGCCTTCAGCACAAGTTGCCGGACCTTGCCCGTCCGTTGCCGCTGCCGCTCGCACGCTTCGTGAAATCTGAGTTGTGCACCGTTCAGCTTGAACGGGCGGATGCCGCGGCTCTTGGTCCTGATCTTCAGGCAGCGATCCGCATACATCGTGAAATCGCGCCGCAGGGTATCGCGGAGGGCCGCTTCGTTCACGCCCCGGCCAGCGTCGGCCTTTCGGCTTGAACGTCCTCCTGGTTGGCGAACAGTGTGCCCCAGGGCAGGAAGTGCAGCGTCGTCTTGGGCCAGTCGGGATCGGGCTTGATCCGCCTGTCATGGAAGCCCGCGATGATGCTGGCCCGCAGCTCGTCGGTCAGCACCATCGATAGGTCGGTCTTGCGCCGGCACGTCGCGCAAACCTTCAGCGTGGTGAACATGGCGATCCGGTAGGGCTCGTTGTCCGGATCGAAGTTGAAGTCCTTCGGTGGGCGCAGCTTCACGCCGACGTGATACTTCGCGATACGCTGGCAGCCGCGATGGTCGCAGCGCTCTATCGGCCAGCCGTTCGCGTCGAGGAGCACGTCCATGGCTGTTACGCCTTCGCGAGTTCCTTGTTGCGGTAGGCGAGAGCGGCGCGGCCGTAGTCCGTCAGCCCGTCCTTGTCGACCATTCCGCGATCCGCCGCCTCTGCGTAGTCCGCGATGTTGACCGTAATGCCCGGCTTCATCTTCTCCGCCTTGAGCAGCACGTCAAGCGCGCCGTCGGACAGTGCGAATTCTTTATCGGCCTCCGTCAGCGTCTTTGTCTTCGCTTGCGTCGGTTCCTTCGTCGGTGCTTTCGCCATTCGCCAGTTCCTTCAGCCAGTCCTCGTGGGATTTCTTGCTGCCGTCGGTGGTCCGGATCGCCGCCAGGCGGGGGTGCATGTAGGGGGCCGCTTCCTTGGCCGCCCACTTCATATCCTCGATCGTCGGCTGGTAGGTCTCGCCGTTCGGCAGCTTGAACGGTTTGCCTTCCATCATCTGCTGGAAGAAGTCAAGGGACGACAGAACCTTCCGGTCGGGCGATTTGGCGTGAGCCGTCATGGCTTCCTTGACGATGGTCCGCCTGTTGCGCGCGCCCTTCTTCCGGCCACCGTGCTTGGCGTGGCCGGTCTTGAACTGATTCGGGGGGTTCGGATTTCCTTGTCCCATATCGCTCGCCGCAAACCGCGCCGTGGTAATCGGGCCAGGCAACCCT